GGCCTCAAATTGCAGTAGATTATCCGGCAGGCCATCTCCTGAGGTAGAAAATGTTGAGGTATCAGTTGGTAGAACTTCTAACTGATTATAGTTAATGATACCATCTGAATCTTTAACATGTCCGACCACATCATAGATGTCTGCCTTTCGAAGAGGTTTTCCAAATGCATCTAGATTAGATCGCAAAATTCTTATCTTATCGAACACAGGCTTGCGTGTCTCAGGATCTATAATTTGCGCCGTTTGGTTATACCAGAATTTTGTGGAGAGGCTCTCAACTAGAATCTTTAGATTTCTATTATAGATCTCCCACCCAATTACGTCTCCAGCAAGGTTCTCAAGGCGTCTAACCAAGAATACCCAACTATTTATCGCATCATTTGGATTAAAATCCAAACTCTGATTTTTATTTGGTCCCGATTGCAACCCTGCAGTTTCTAAATCTGATGCGCTTATGAGCTGCCACCAGCCATTTAAGTTGACGCCATGCGGTGCAGTTCCTATCTTACGCACTCTTGCCCCGGCAGTTGAACCTGTATATCTTATTTCAACAATAAACGCATCACCTGCTAGGAATTGATTAACACCAGCCGAGATGGCAAAATCAATGGGCGTGAAGCCACCTACCTGAGCCGACCATCTTGGGTTGTCAAGAGCACTGATAGCCAAGCGATAGTCGGGAAGCTTTCCTCTTAAGTTACTGAATACGGTAAATGTGGTAAGATCAGAGGTCATCTCAATAGTAAAAACTTCTGGTCTGTCTGAGGCAGACTGCAGCCCATTGCACGGAGCTGGGCCCGCGGCTCCATCTCCTAGGCCATACGCAGGCTGCTGCGCTAGAGGCCTACTGTCATTTGGATTCAAAAGTGATATAGTGCCACTACCAAATGCCTTAAAGAATTTGTTAAACCGCAAACCAAAGTATGGCAGCGACTGAACTGGTTGTAATCCAGATCCAACATCACCTGGTTGGAGTGGAGTGGTGCCATCCTGTGTTCTTGGAATGTCTGGCAGATAAATTTTCTTATCATCTTCAAGTGAAGATGATACAACTGCATATCGAGTATCCCCAATTGTCACATATGAGAGCGGTTCACCATACCAATGACGATCGAGTGCACCTTGAATAATAGTTTTTTCTTTCAGTGTACCATCACCAATGAGAGTGCCATCTGTTTTCCGATAGATTTGTCTGTTATCCTCTATGAATTTTCTTCTAGGAAAGGTAATGATTCCATATCCATCATCGCTGGTGGCTAGGAGGTGCGTAAGAGTATTTAAGATTGCATTCGTAGAGAGGATTGGTTCTAGGACAGAGTCTATAATAGTTCTTGAAGAGAGCGTGGATTCTTGCATGTCGAACCCAACATCCATAAACATAGTCAGATCATCACCAAACAGTTTCACATTCTGGTACGAGCGTGAGGCATCATTCCACTCAATGTACTTGGGCTGGCCTGCAAATGTCCTATTAATTGTTTTTAGCCGAAGGATAGTTGTATCTTTGAGCATGTAGGTGTTGTAGTCCTGCCCGTTAACCATTCTATTCTGTGCATAGTAGGTAGAAGGAGCAGTCTGTCTTATATGCTCAATGGTTTCAGAAGAAGAATTGTTTTGAATGGCGGCAGTCAGCGAGAAACTCAAGATGAAGGACTGCGTGTTGTTAACACTGTCAGTGTAACCAAATTTCATCTGCTGATCAACTATCTTATTCTTAGGAATAGATATGTCTTCATTTACAGATACACGTGTCCACAACTGAAAGTCGCCTACTGGCGCATCACTCAGATTCCCATCTCCAAACAGCAGTGCTATTCTGTCATTCTCTAGGGTCTCCACTTCGAATTTTTTGCGCGTTGAGAGAGCATCATTGAACTGAAGATTTTGTTCATAGAGTGTTTCAACCCTCTTCCAATCTTCCGTGATTGTTCCGGTATCATCTACACGATAGACCCATACGTCAGTATCATTAATGTTGATGGTCTCCAACTCAATTCGGCGGTTGGCAGTTGGCTCAGCCACGGAATAGTCAGTTCGCAGCAGGGTGCCCTGCTTGACAAACATCAGGAAACCGGTGTAGTCAGAGCCATCACCCTTACCATCAGATGCGTAGATAATATTGAATTGCGCATTGATGTCGGGGGCTCTTTCATATGGACCATTTTCATCTATGTCAGCTGGAACTGCCTCCATCTGTACTGGGTCCCCGACTCCAGAAGCACTGAAGGCAAAAACACCATTTCTAAATGCGGTTGGCAGATTATTGAATGTATATAACTGCATCTGCACGTCATTTATCTGGAATGATTTGGATGGGCGACCAAATCTAGAGGTCATGACGCGATTCATTACTAGGAAAAACTGTTCTTTCCAGTTAGAGTTGTTTGCATCATTCCAAATGATAGTTTGATTGGCGAGATTTATACCAAGTGAATCGAATACGCTCTCAGATGTTCTAACTGTTGTTATCTTGACCAAGCCGCGGGCAGGAATATTCCTTGCACTGGTGTAAGAGATGAGCTTTGCTAGACGTAGAATTGAAGATTTTCTCTGAGCAGTAGTGATAAAATTCTCATGCGACATGATGTCTATGCGATATGCCAACAATTCAGTGACATAGGCAAAGAGCTCTAGAATAGCAATAAGCTCTGAACTTTCAATAAAATCATTGAAATGTTCAGAATGATAGATTTTAAGGTACTGTAGAAGAGATTCTTTTACAGTATCATAGTCATATGAGGTAAAATTTATCTGGTCAAAAGCGCTGTAAACTTTATCCCAAGCCTCTGCTGCATATGTGTTTCTTATGGTCATACGAGAATTTCCCCAGCTGATTATTAAGGATATTTATTATGAATGCCGATTATGGGAAAATCATAATGGTAGTAGGTTAATCTCTGGCTTTAAGCCAAGAACACCTATTGCGAAGCGGTTACCGTTGTACCTCTATTCTAAGAGTATCTCTGACATCAAATTCTATGTACAGCAGATCTGCTAGTGCGACTATGGCATTGTTGTCAACCAAATTTAGCACAGACAGGCCCATCAACCTAACTCGAGGATCATAATTGAAAACTTCTCTGAGATCTTTCTCAATCACCATACGCGTTTCTTCATCATTTGGCTCAAAAGCTAGCATAGGAATACGCGTGCCAAAGTTTGGCATCATGACCCTGGAACCCTTTAGCGTATAGATATGGTTGAGCAGATCTCTTTTCACCAATTCGATATTAGAGATAGAGAAAGTTTTTCGATCACCCCAATCAGCTGTGGAAAATCCGCGGTAGATGCTCTTGACCATATTCGATAACCTTTACAAGAATAGCGTATTTATTGATTGGGGCTATTCTTTCCAATTAGGGCCCCGGGGATTCTTAGAGGCTGGACGCTGCCACGGCTCATGTCCTGGGACAACAGAAGGATCACCAGCTGGCTGAGGACAGGTAGCTTCTTGCGCCTTTCTAACAGAGCCGCTGTTAAGATTAACACGCTGACCCTGAATACCAACTAAACCTCCCAATACATTAACTGAACTAGACCCAGTGAGAGCTGCGCTAGCAGCAGAGAGTATGTCTAGATTTCCTGCAGAGCTCAGGTGCAGAGATGATTCAGAATTCACATTGAACGTACCGCACGCGCTCTCGTATACTGACCCAGTAGCCTTTAGATGATAGTCAGCTCCCGCCGTGATTCTTACATCCTTATTAACAGATGAAATGTTCACACCACCGTCTGCCTGCATGTTGATGTCTCCATCTGCAAACATGTTAATGTCTGCTCCAGAACGCATGCTTATTGAGTCAGCACCAAAGATGTGTATGTGTCCATCGGCGTCTATCTCAACCCAACTCTTTCCTTTAGAGGTGGATACATAGATTCGCTCATTTGCATCATCAAAAATAACCTGATGTCCCTCAGCTGTTTTGAGACGCAGCCTAGAGGTAGATGGGTGATCTTGCATGATGAGTGCATGACGACCGGGTGACACAAAACAGTAGGTCTGGGGATCTAAGTATGAAGGATCTGCAGCATTCTGCTGGTACCCTTCCTTGCCGTCCTTTTCGGTTTTTGGTTGCGCCACCTGCCGTTCGTAGGCACCCCGCGTTTTAGCTATTGAGCTGTCTAATTTAGACTGGAATTGCTCACGCAGGTTAGAATACGCCGGTTCTATAGGGAAAAGACTGTTAACACCAGATCCAACGTCTCCAAATGGTCCCGGGTTACCATTAAAATCCGTGTTGCGACCAGCAGGTAAGCTTCTATTTCTGTGTTTGCGCATGGTAGCAGCAAAATAATATCTTGCTGTTGAATTTGCATTCAGACAAAAAATAAGAACGGTAGATCCTATCTTAGGTACTGCCCAAAATCCATATGCTGAGTGAGATTCATTCTTTACAGGAACTCCTCCTGCCGGATAATCCACAGTAAACCCACCAAATGGAGCAGCATAGTTTACCCATGGAAGATCTTCAATAGTAAAATTTTCACCATCCAAGGCGGGAATCCATGCTCTAATTCTGCCCATTTGATCAGGATCATTCGTGTCAACAACTTGACCTTCCATAATATATGGAATTGGATGATCAAGCATGTCTAAGAGAGTCTGTTGTTCTGAATATATCATGATTTTGATTGTAGTGATTTGGGTTAATTATTCGTATCTTTCCCTGAATCTGTGTCATTTACCACATAGGGTATCAAGCTCATGTCGTGCTTGAATTCTCCTCCACTAAATTTGGTAGTGATCAATATCAATTGGTATGGACCATTAAAGAAAAAATCCTGGGTGAACAGCTTACTAGACTGTCCTGATAGCATATTAAGATTGCCGGTCCAATCAACATCGGGAGCATATATGTTTATTTTGACAAATACCGGAAGAGTACTTATGTCGACCTTGTTCAATAGTGGATCAACAGTAGGATTTGACCTTTCAACAGCATCTATTCTAGGTTTAATGTAAGAATCAATGTAGTACTGCTTAGAACTATTTACTTTACTCTTAAGCTGCGTACGGTATGCTTCACTGATATCTTTTGGGTTAGAAGAGAGTAGCTGAACGAGTTCTTTTGATCGAATAATTGTTTCATGAGGAGGAACTCCACCTCGCTCAATACTGTCAGCATATTTCCTAATGATATTGGGATTTCCTCTAACAGTCATGTCCATGGTTATGGAGCTCATAAAGTGAAGTGCTGCATAGGTTTTAGAATACTCTTGCTTGGACTTCAAGAAATCTCTAGCTTGCTCTTTAGAATATTCTTCTGTATGATCACTCACATTCCCAACTGCCTCATCTTTGGTTATAAGAGGAATAAAGATAGGGTCACCGGTTCTGATGTTAGGTGAAAAATCTACTGATTTGTTAGTGGTCTGTGACCCATCCCGTACTCTCTGCGCTGAGGCGCCTTTAGAAGCCTGGTCTGCTAGTCTAGATCCACTTATGTCAAGATTTGTATCTAGAGCCACAGCACTCTCTGGATTGTACTGAATTTTCAAATCCAAGATATGCGAGTTATATCCTGAATATATGTAATCATATGAGATGACATTCTTTACAGTGTTAGATGATCCAACAACCTTCTTGACTGAGTCACCTGCTTTTAGCTTAGATGAGTCTTCGTCTAATTTCGGTAGATAGAATGGTATGACATCAAAGTGGATGGCATAGGTGGTATCATCGCACGTAATAGAGGTTATGGTTTTAAAGGCTTTAGCCTGCCCATTCTTTAATTTCTCAGTGCTGGCAAGATCTCTAAATTCCTGTGACGCTTCTAGAACAAGTTTAATAGCATCAGTAATTCCCATTGATGGTGCGAGCTGCAGTATGCTGTACTGATCTTTAGCGCTAAATTCATATTTGGCTTGCTGAGTGTTAGCTGATTGTTCGGTGGGAGTTGAAGATGGGGCTTGCCCGGTGCCAGAATCCTTTTTGAATTGTGTTTCCGGGGTAACACTCTTGACTGTGCCGGTTAGCTTGAATTTATGCCACGGATTACTGTCCATGTTTGGAACAGTGATCATATACTGAACCAACCGTCCTTTAGCTAATCCTGTAGTCTCCTCTTTATTGGCGTCATTGAAGTACTTCTGATAGAACTGAAGAGACTTGGTATTGAGTTGGTCTTCTAAATTTTCCAACATCTCCCCAATTGTATTAGTGCCACCCTTTTTTGTTCGCAGTGTTCTTATTTTTCCAAGATTATTGATTTGGGCAAGTGAGCCACCTCTCTGAGGAGCACCATATGTTTCCATGAATTCTATGTCATACTCACTACCAAGGTGCGTGAATGTAAATGCCATGGTTAGTAGAATTAGCGGTATGTGACACGTGGATATGGTTTCTGTTACACCGTCATCGCGATGACCGACGAAAATTATTGATAGAAGAAAGAAAACTCCTGCTCTTGATGTTTTTAACTTATTCCTCATCATATCCATCATGAATGAGAAAAATGAGAGCCCTGTAGAATCAATCAGTCGCATTTTTAATTCAGCTACCGGAACTGTTGGATTAGATGGATTTCCAGTCCCAAATACATGCTGCATCTCTAATTCAGAAATAGTGTACTGCGAGAATCTTCTAGTATCTAGAATAAGATAACCAGTCTGACCATTTACCAAAAATTCATCACCTGGTTTTTTAGACTGAATTGCTGATAGTAGTCCGCCACCCTCTGATCCAAGGGCTTTTCTAAAAAATTCTGTAGTTGACGCTGCCGTCATCACATAATGGTACGAATAAGATCTAAACCTATCAAGCGGGTTTGGATAGTTGTTTCCTGTGGTGTCTGTCATATTTTATTAGATTATGAAATTATAGGTGATATAGTATTAATAGATTGCTTCGTAGATGGTGAACCTCCGGTTACTGTCATGAGCATGAGTTGAAGCCGGTCTTTAGATGGAATATAGATGATTCTGCCCTCAGTTGTTTCAGATATGGGATCAGTCATGTTGTTGTACTGCGCTATTAGCCACCACCATCTTGGTTCATCATAGAAGACTGATGATATAAGATCAAGCCTGCCCTCATAAAATTTTTCTACCGCATATTCAATATCTGTGACGTCCGTGGCCATGATATTTCTTTCCCACCACTCTATTCGCCCATTTGCGGTCTCAGTTGAGCCACCCGCCACATACCTGGAATAACGATTAAAGAGACTGTTTGTGTTCTGTGCCATTGTGCTTTCTCACTCTTATTTCTTTGAAATTAAGCGTCGCGTGAATCATGTTAATCATTTAGATACCACCGACCATATGCGGTATCTGTCGAAGAAGCTTCATCTTTCTTACTAGAATTTCCAGGATTAGCAGCGGCGGGTATATTGCTAGTTGAATTAGTTGTAGGTGTGGCTGTAACTGGAATATATGAACCTGAAAGCCGGCCTTCTCTGTAGGCTGTTAAATCGAATCCGCTGTATTCTGCTGGTGACAGAGCCTCTTTCAGAGTAAGAGATATTGAGATGATAGCAGGAAATGGCTGATTGTCTCCTTCTGTTCTAATATAGTCAACGTCATTTGGCCAATTCCAGCTATAGCTTTCTAGCACACACGTGATAGGCCCAATCATTTTTTCCCCATAGCCCTCTAGAGTTATTATGGGTGGAGGAGCGCCCAACTTTGAGCCTTCTTCTGTGATGGCAGTTCCAGCACCATAATAGGGCATGACCCACGATCTTATTATGTTAACGTAAGCCAAATTTTTAGCTGCCTCTTCTGGATTTCTTGAGATCAAGCGTGTCTGAATTCCCCAATTCCGGCTTGATGTAGATCTGTATTTCAGTATTTCTCCAGGATGATGGATAATAGGGACTGCATCATACGACGCAGATCTAGATTCATCTATTGTGGGCATTACGTCTAGAACTATAGTTTCGGTAGAATCAAGATATGGAGCCGTCAATCTAACCTTGAATGAGGCAGTTTTATCTTCAGGATTAACAAGTGCATTTGCGAGATCAGCTGGAACTGATTGCGTTGTGGCACTTCCAACTGTGCTTATAGGATTTTTAGTGGCGCTGTCAATTACATTGATGGATCCATTTTGAGAAGAAATATCAATTTTTCTAGGTGTCAGATTTGAAAATTTACCAGCGTTTCCCTGTGCCGCAAATTTAACAATGACCTCGGCCTGTTTCTTTTGTGTTGAGGCTGCAGTAAAATCTGCTGCAGGCTGTGTAAATTTAGAAACGCTGTCAATTGCCGTGCCCACGACTGTAGATACAGCGCTAGTAATTGCCGCTGATGCCATGGCTGTGGCAGCATCTTGTAAGGGTATTGCAACAGACTGTTTGAAAGATGGAAATAAGCTCATGATCACAGTCTTTCTTTTATAAGATTGAACATCTTGAGTCCTGCTGATGGGTTTGAATCAAACCCTGTCAGTTTTAAGAATTCTTCTTCATACCCCAGCTGTACCGCTCGGCGCAGTAGAGACCCGGATATCTCATCAGTAGAAATGTGCCCGCCACCTCGCATCCTATCTAGTATCTCTGTTAATTTTTGTTCTTTTTCCTGTTTAGAGCTGAACTCTATTGCTTCGGCATCTCTTCCAAGTTTTATTGGATACCGTGCTATCTCAGATCCGCTCTCACTCTTAAATCCTTTAAGAATGCGCATATAATCAGACATCCTGCTCTCTTCACCAGTGCCAATAGCAATTGGTTCTAATCCTGATTCTCTAAGACGTGCAAAACCTTCAAATGGGTTCTTGGCTATGACTATTTGAGTACCACTTGGTAGCTTACCCGAGGACTGCATGAAATGTTCTCTCTCGGCTCCTGAGAGAGGATTGCGCTGTAGATCCGCATCTGATTTGCTGCCAGCAACGATCATGACTACTGGGGCAGGTTCAAGGTGCAGGTTAGCGTGGTTAGAGACAAACTCTTGAACCTTATTAATAAGAGAGTAATGTCCAAGAGTAGGAGGATTGAACCTGCCTATAATAACGGCTACACGCTTGGGCTGATCACTCTCAAACAGTATTTCCCTAACCTTCATTCTGTATCCTCTAAAAGAGCTAGTCTCAGGTATTTATAGCCTATCAGGCTTTGAAAAAAGTCTTGATTGCAGTTTTATATGGTCTAGTAGCGTGTAATAATCTTTTCTATACTTAGAATCTTTATAATCACTGGGAGCGCATCAATGTTCAAGAGAACCGGTAAGAGAGAGAAATCCACAACATCAGTTGGCCATTATGTGCGAAATGCAGATCTTCTACCAGCGGTAATTGAGGCCAAGCAATTGGGAAGAGTAACCGACAAACTCATAGTGATGATTCAAAGAATTGCTGAACGCTATTCTAGAAAGAGTAATTTTGGAGGGTATTCTTTCAGGGAAGACATGGTCTCCGCTGCAGTGGAGAATCTCTGCAAGAATGCCCTAAAGTTTGATACAGAAAAATACTCCAATCCTTTTTCCTTCTACACTACTGCAATTCACAATTCTTTTCTACAGTATATGGCAGATGAAAAGAAACAACGAAATATCAGGGATCAACTGCTCATAGATGCTGGAGCATCGCCCAGTTATGGATTCTCTTCTGATTCTGTATCAGAAGACACGGCACCAATTGAATCTGATGAAACGTTGCAGCAGCGCACGGTGGTTGATGAAGAGTTATTGAGCGCTGTTTCAAGTACGACCGCACCTGATGCAGCATCCTCCACAGCAGATAGGATAAAATATAGAGATAGAGCACCAGGTGAAGTGGTGACCCTCTCTGCACAAGAGGTAGAGTTTGACACGGCACGCGGAATTTTTGTACGTAAGGTGGCACGGTAATCATGAAGCTAGCAATGTTCACAGACATTCATTGGGGAGCCAAAGGAAACAGCGTGCTCCATAATAATGATTGCCTGGATTATGTAGACTGGTTCATAGATAATGTTCAGCGCACGCGCGCTGACAGCATTATTTTTATGGGTGACTGGTTTGAGAATAGAAATGCTATCAATGTGGGAACACTAAACAAATCCTATGAAGGATTAAGCAGGCTGGATTCTCTGCGAATCCCAATCTATTTCTGCATTGGTAACCATGATCTCTATCATCGCTCAAACAGATCTATCTATTCAACATTTCATTTCAAAAGCTTTAAAAACGTTGTGCTCATCAATGAGATAGAGGCGATTGGTCCACTCCTGTTCTCTCCATTTCTCTTCAGAGAAGAATATGCAACCCTAGCTGCGACCATTGAGGCTAAGAAATCACAGTATGTATTTGGTCACTTTGAATTCCGCAATTTCGTGGTAACTGGGTCTGATCGTAAGATGGAACATGGCCCAGATCACACTCAATTTTCCAGTCCCAAGTTCATATTCAGTGGCCACTACCACAAGAGACAGGCCCTAGATAATGTTATCTACATAGGTAATACATTTCCCACCAATTTTGGAGATGCGTGGGATGATGCCCGAGGCATGGCACTTCTTGACACTGATACTGATGAGATTGATTTTATTGATTGGCCAGCTTGCCCCAAGTACAGGAAAATAAAACTGTCGTCTATTCTTGAGAATCCTTCCACAAATTTTGACTCAAAAACCAGAGTAAGATGTCTGGTTGACATAGACATTGCTTACTCTGAAGCCCAAGACATCAAGCAGGAAATCCTCAACACATTCAACTTGCGTGAATTCTCTCTAGAAGAAAATCTAAATGAAAAGAAAGAAGTTCTTGGGAGTGAAGAATCTTTTGCGGATCTTGAATTCAGTACGCTGAATGATGCTGTTGTAAACATGCTGAAAACCGGTATAACTAACACAACCTCAATAGACGCAAATCGTCTAATTGAGATCTATCAACAACTCTAAAGGAGAGATTAAATGAGATTCAAGAAAATTATTGACAATGAAGACAGCAATTCAACACTCTTCATCATTGATGAAGAGACTGGTGAAACTACGGTCACGATTAAGGGCAGTGTTATAATGAAAATTGTTGAAGACATGGGTGAGGTCTCAGCTCAGGCTGCTATCGCTGCCATGGTACAGGAAGTCTATCCAGAACTAACACACGACGAAATTAAAGAAATTTTCGCATGAGCATCCCACTTAAGTTCACCTCGTTAAAACTTAGAAATTTTCTAAGTTTCGGCAACAGTCTCACGCAAATTGATCTGTCTCTGGATGGGAGCACTCTTATTCAGGGCGAAAATGTTGACACGGGCAGTGCAAATGGTGCTGGTAAGACCACAATCATCAATGCACTGTGCTACGCACTGTACAACAAGCCGTTTGACACCATCTCTCTTCAGAGACTTATAAATGCGACTAATGCATCTAAGACTACTCTCATGGAAGTTATTCTAACTTTTCAAAAAGGTGATGATGAATATGAGATCTACAGGTGCCGGGGTGAAACTTATAATATCCGCGTCACCATGAATGGTGACGATATAACGCTTGACAGCGTTGCAGAGAATGACCGGCTGGTTGAAGAGCTTATAGGTATGAGTTATGAGCTCTTCACCAAGATTGTCATATTCTCAGGTAACAGCATTCCATTTCTTCAGATGCCTGTTAGCCAACAGCGCAGTCAGATTGAAGAACTTTTCAGCATAACTCTCTTAACAGAGAAAGCAGTGCGGCTAAAAGAAATTATAAGAGAGACAGAAACTGCAATTGGAATTCAAGAGGCAGTTATCAAGGAGCAGGAGGCTGCTGTTAACCTATACAACAAGCAGCTGTTAGAAGCAAAAAACCGCATCACCCGGTGGGATACTGACAGAGAGAAACAGATTCAGGCCACCAAGGATGAAATCCAGTTGATGACAGGATTGCTCAGCGATATAGACATGGAAGAGGAGAAAGAGCTGCACGCTCTCATCTCAACTCTCAAGCAACAGGAATCAGATGTAGGCGCCAAGTACCATGTAGCCGTTAAAGACCTAACTTCAATTCGCAGCGATGTCAAGAAGCTCTCAGATGAAATATCCCATCTGGTAGATGACAAGTGCCCCTACTGTCTGCAGGCTTATGAGGGTGCCTCACACAAGCTCTACGAGAAAGAGCACAACCTAACATCAAAGAAGACTCGGCTACATGAGCTTGAGGAAATTGTGCTGAAATTGGGTGCAGATCGAGATGATCTTGTGAAGAACAGAACACTTGCTGAAGGGCTCATAAGATTTACATCTCTATCAGAGGCGAGCAAGGCAGAGTCATCGATTGCAGTTGCTCAGCAGCACGTTGCAAGTTTACAGAATTCAGTCAATCCTCACGTTGAGGCCTACGAAACTCTTCTACAGTCATCCGTTACGACGGTGGCACGCGACCAATTAGATATTCTCAAGAAGGATCTTGAACATCAAACCTTCTTGCTCAAGCTACTAATTGATAAGAATTCATTTGTTAGAAGAAAAATTATCAATAGAACAATACCATTCTTGAATGCGCGGTTAGTTCACTACACCAGAGAGCTAGGGCTACCACACACTGTTAAGTTTGACGACGACATGAGCTGCACCGTCTCAGAGTATGGACGAGAATTGGATTTTGGAAATCTATCTAGTGGTGAAAAGAAACGCGTTAATCTATCCATGTCTCTTGCCTTCAGAGATGTGTTGCACCATCTACATTCTAGAGTGAATTGTCTGTTCATAGATGAGATAGATGCCTCACTTGATGGAGCCGGTGTTGAGCATGTATTCAAGCTGCTCAAGAACAAGAGCAGAGATGAGGCCATAAGCCTGTGGATAATCTCTCATCGTCCTGAAGCAGTTGGTCGTTTTGATCATACTGTGACAGTTCGTAAGGAGAGTGGCTTCTCTAGGTTGTTAGATGAGCACGGTGAGGAGCTACAGGCAGCATAGTGTGTCCTGAATTAGGTACCGGAGAGTGTGCTCTAAATAAACTAGAGAACAACCCCGCCCACTCCTCATGGTACCAATCTATGTCTGATACTTCGGTAAAAACTGATAAAACTCTCGCACCTGCAAAAACAAAGCGAAAGATGAGGCCAGGAGGGGGTAAGTCCAAGGGCTCGGGATTTGAATCTCAGATTGCGAAAAAATTATCAACCGCGCTGGATCCACTTAAGTTTATAAGAACCCAAGGAAGTGGTGCAAGAGTTGGTGGTAAGAATTTTGAAACCATAGGTAAGATGTTTGGAGCAGATGCTCTCAAGCTGTTCGTCGGAGATGTTGTTCCAGTTAATGAGCAAGAGAGCGGGTGCGTTTTCAAATTTTCCGTTGAGTGCAAATTTTACAAAACACCTGATTCTTTTACCTCACTCATCAGTGGAACTGCAAACATTTTTAAGTGGATGAAGGAATCTGTTGAAGATGCCAAGAAAACAGGAAAGGTGCCACTCTTGATTTTTAAGTGGAACAACACTCCAGTTTTTGTTGCTGCACTGCATGGCCACTCCATAGCAGTGCCCGTTACAACAATCTCAAACAGCGAGAGCGAGATTGACGTGTTCTACCTAGATGAGCTGCTGAAAGATAAGAGCGTGTGGTTCTCATAGAGCACCACAATTTTAAAGGTTAATCATATGAATCAAGATGTTAGGTGCGCTTCTAAGATAGACGTATATCGCCCAGGTGGAGACTATTCGGATCTACTCAAAATAATTGCGTGCTACTATGAAATGTATGCTAGAGCTGTTGAATTTGTAGGTCCATGGATCGCAAAGCAGCACGGAGCTGGAATATTTGTATGTCCAGAGAGAGAACAGCTGCGAGTAGCTCTGGGCAAGGAGCGGCCCACGATTCACCCACGAGTTAGATCCGCTTTCATTGATGCTGTCCTAAAATTCTTAGAAAGAAGTCGAGGGCGATCCACCCTAATTACCCCCAGTCCATCCTCACATCACTCAGCCCAGTTTCCTGAGGGAACGTTTGAAATCCGCACAGTAACGGCTGAGACTGCGCCAGAGATTCAAATCAAAAATGGACATGAGTTATACCAAATTAATTTCTCAGCTTCAACTCAACCGGTATTCTTTCAGGCACAGCGGTTTAATTACAAAGAAATACGATTTATAATTTTAAGACCAAAGCTTGGAAAGCTTGGATCCCCAAGCGCAATTAAATGGGAAACACTACTGTTCAAGCATCCCATTGGATACTTGGTAGACCATACAGATTCACACATCAACCCATCATATTCGGGAAGATTTTAATGGAGGAACTGTTCAGATGAATTCAAAGAAAGCCAAGAGACTACGCCAGCTGGTTCGGCATCTGCAGAACAAGGGAGTAATTAAAGATGGGGATTGGGAACAGACCATGCCTGTTGTTACTTCAAGTGGTGAAGAGGTACCGGAAAAAAGAGTACTTCATCCAGACTGCGCAAAATCTGTTTATAAAAAGATGAAGAAGAACGCAATCTAAATTTAATTCTACCATGCTTCGATTCTATCCTGTTAATGTGGGTTATGAGATCCATCGAACAAATCCATTGTTTGTGGGAAATTACTTTCCTCTAAAGGGTATGTGGTGGAAGAAGCGAAGACTGCGCCAGTCACTGATTCTTTCTGTTGCACTTGGCTGGTATGAGCTCTCAAAGAACTCTTTGAATAATCCAGCATTTATTCAAGAAGAACTATTTTTGACATCACTCAAAAAACACGTTGGGGATGCCAGGGTAATTCTAGAGAGTTTCTTTCACATTGACAGAATAGGTTTTAATTTTGCAAATGGGGTGTCTGGTGCAACACAGGTGCGGCCCAAGAAATTAAACAAGAGCATGGTTATGGCTATAACGAATATCTTAAATGATATTCACTATGACCCGGGTCCCGAGCCCTCGTGTGGAAAATATACATGTTCAAGTGTACAAGTCCAGCCATTTGATGTCCAGGCAGTCACGGATCGTTTATTGCTGGAGGGTCGCGATAGTCTTCTGCCAGCTGTTAACTGGTTAAGAGAGAACCCAACTCTTAATTTCTACTATCAGCCAAGTGGAAAATTAAGAGCACGTGATACTTCAGTGTGGCCGGTAAGAGCTATAGAAACATGGCCAGGGTGGCTGCGGAGAATGCTTTTTGGAACGGTAATTGACATTGAGAATGCATACTGTCAATTCCTAATATCAAAGCTGGAAGTCAAGTATGAGAAGAATCTAAATCGATTCAACATGATATATCCGGACATTATTAGAGCTGTCAAGGATAAACAGAAATTCAGGGAAGAAATCTGTCTAGCACTTAAATTGCAGATTAATGATGACAATATCTCTGTTGTTAAGAAGTTAATCATGTCCCTGGCCAATGGGTCAAATGTTACACCTACCCTACTTGTTTGCAGTTCAACCCAGTCAGAAGCAGTTAGAATAGTTAGAGATGCTTCTCCTGATTTACTAGCTCAGGACTTTGTTGTAGTCGGTAACAGATTGCAACGCATCGCGAAGCAGTTCAGAACAGCCAAGCGTGATCTCTGCATGTATCTTCTTAAAGCCAAACCATCTAGAGAAAATCAAAAGAAGATCTTTAAGATGTATTTTGAATGGGAGCGTGAAGCTCGTTATAACATCTGGAAAGAAGTAGGATTTACAGGTTTATCTCTCCACGATGGGATAGATGGAATTATTATTAATAATGCATCTAAACTTGTTTCTAATCTTAATGAAAAATACGGACTGCGAACAGCAATTAAATACTGAGAATGCTGTGAAAGTCATTAAACATTAAGACGTATTTCCAGTAAAACTTTCTATTCTTGAAAAGCAAAATAACATTTGTCCACTATGCGGTGATATTATCACTGGCACCGCTGATGCAGTATTAGACCATGACCATGGATCAGGCCTGATCCTAAAAAGAATACTTCAAGAGAAGGATCTTGCAACAGAACGGCTAAAAAATTTAACGTATCATATGATAGATTGCTTGCGTACGTCAACAAATCTAGGCCTTTATCCGAATTAGATTAATAGCACTAAGTCCATCGACACGCTTAAGGGCTATTAAGCGCATAAAATAAAAGGAGCATATTTGCTGCTCCTTTTATTCTGCACCACCTAGAAGTGTCTGAACTCAGTGGCTGATCAATAAACGGGAAACATTTGTTTAGAAGCAGCGGCTAATCTATCATTTATAAATTCACTTGCCATTTCTCGCTCACCCTGGCTCATCTGTAACACCTGATTGTATGGCCAGGCGCCACGTGAGTAGTAAGAGATTTCAAGTGAAGATTTGATTATTCCTCTAACTTCTGAACCAAGACGGCCTATGAGACGTTGAACGGCCATCATATCCCCATTCATAATCATTCTGTGAAAAAAGACACTGGATTGATCGGTAGGTCTATTTCAAACTGTTTTCCACAGTCTCGGCATGTACATGTCCACTTAAGCGATGATCCCCAGTCATTAATTCCCTCAATTTTTTCAGCTATACGATTTACCATGCGGGTTGGCAATTTTTCAATCCATTCTTTGATCATGGATTTATCATCTATGCCATCAACAGATACTATCACATCTAGTAAGATGCTGATGAGATTGCTCTTTTGGTCATCAATGGTTAGTTCTTTCTTGTTACTGTTTCTCTTAATGAAATCCACAGTCTGCTGATATCGCGTGGGTCTCAATTTTATAACCTGACCATTTGTCAGGTTAACAGTGTACTTATCTTGAAGTGTGGTAGGATCTATGATCTTCATGCCTGATATGACGACGTCAAGATCTGCAACGTACGAATGTTCCTTTGCATCAGGGCACGTATGGGTTGCTAAAAATTCATAGTTAGGACCATAGGTAACAACTCTTGAGAATAACATGATAGCATCAACATCCTTTGATAGCAGATGTCGAGGATTATTTAGACCTGTTACAGTATCTCTAAAAACTGTATTGACAGCATCACCGCTGAACAGTTGGTCTGGATTCTTTAATGTTATTTCATCCAGCGCACTCAAGGCCTGTACATGAATTTCACCATCATTCTCAACGATAGATGCGTCGACCTCTCCAGAGGTGTAGAACACACCCCGTGATGGCAACTGGAAGATTCTTCCAGGCAGCTTTATTCTTTCTAATAGAGGATTCATATATGCTGCACTCCTATTTTCTCAATATGGGATTCCTGATAAATACATCAACCCTAAGATTATTTATGCTCATGGTCAGGTAACTGAGAATCATATGACAATTGATGAGAGAAGATTAGACAGACTTATAACAGTCCTTGAAGGACTAGTGCGATCTGGAACTGCTGGAACCAGACCAACCATCATATCCCGCGAAGATGAGAGAGCCGCCAGCGCTCAGCGAGAGTCAGCAAAAAGATTAGGCGAAGCGCAGGAGAGCGTTAGAGCAGCCCTAGAAAAGCTCGCAAAAACAAGTAAGAATGAAACTGAAAAATATGAGAGAGCGCAACAGGCGCTCAATGATGCACTCGCGGATGCTGCTGCAGCTCAGGCTGACGCATCTAGGAAAGATGAACGACTAAGAAGAGCTGCTCAAAAAAGTTTCGGGCATCAGATTGCCGCGTATAGAGATCTAACAAGTGAAACCCATGGACTGAGCTCTCAGCTGGCAGCAGCTCAAAAAAATGCGTCACTGTTTGCTGCAAGTCTACTTGAAACGCACAGAGAAATAAATGAAAGTTCCGCGCACTACACAAACTTTATAAACAAATGCGCGCAATCAATATCTCAATTAGATAAAGAGTTTCTAAAGAGTGCTGGGGTCTTTGATGATCTGAGTGATGCAGTCAAGAAAAATTTGAGTGCGTCTGATTTTGCAAAACTTAGAAGAAGCCTAGGAGATGCCCAGACCATCATAACAGAAAATCTCGCAAAAATAGGAATAGAAGATCTTGGAAGATTTGTACAGGGACCCGAATTTGAGCAGAGACTGAGAGCCCCAAGCACAGAAGGTGAGAGGAGTGCTGAAAAATTTCATGAAGCACTGGTTGCTGTTGCGAGACAACTACAGGAACAGGGCCACCTACAGGGTGTAGATCTAAGTGATGTCAATAGAATAAACATTCGAGATCTAGCACAGCGGGTTGCTCAGGCTTCAACTCAGATTAATTCTGCAACACGAGGATTAGACACAAACGCTAGAAATGCTAATACTGCACTAGGGTACCTGACCAGAGGTGTTGATGGGCTCCGAGCCTCATTTGAAGATTACAGACGCAACCTATCATCTACGGCGTCAATCATGGCCAGCTTTGCTGCTGCAGGGGTAGCAACCAGAAACATATACACGTCCCTTGTAGATTTTAACATTGCTCAAGTGCCTCTATCCTTCATGGAAGTACAGAAGGCCTCGGTGCGACTGGGGATGGGTTTTGATGAGACCGTAAGATTCCTAAAAGAAAATAAAACTCTTGTATCTCTGTATGGTGCAGAGCAAGGTGGAGCTCTGTTGGGCTCTCTAAAGACCACCTTTGAAACCTTTGGATACAACGCCAAGCAGGCTGCCGAACTAATTCCTGGAGGTGTTGAAGCTGCAATAGGTACAGGCATAAATGTGCGAAGTGGTGAAGAACTGAATAATTTCATGAATAAAACCATGAAATCTTTCGAATCTATATCTGGAATCGTTGACGTATCAGCCAAAGAGTATATGAGATTGAATGCTGAGTTACTCAGTAATTCAGATATTCAGGGCACTCTGCTAGGTATGGATAAGCAGCGCGCTGGAGCCTACGCTGATCAGCTGGTTGCACTAAGAAACAATTATGTGCAGATGGGTCTATCTACTCAGCAGGCACAGGAATTAGTTAAGGCACAGGAGGCACAGAAGCGAGAAAGGGTCACTTCAAGAGTTAGAGCAGCTGCTAAGGCACAGGTACTAGCACAGACACTTGGCATGAGTGGTGAAGAAGGAGCTAGGTATGCACAATTAAGGAGAAAAGCATTCCTCACTGATGAAGAAAAGAAAGAGATGTTTGCCATGGAAAAGAGGATGGCAGTACTCTCAGAACAGAGAATGCAGTCTGCATATGCCCAGGGTGAAGGTGCGGGTATGGCATTTCAGACTACGTTTGAAAGCCTATCAGAGGGAATGGAGAGCCGACTGCAGACTGGTGCGGCTGCAGCTGTAAAAGAACGAGCAGGCCTAGTGCGAACCCCCGAAGAAGCAGCTGCAGCAGCCGCAGCAGCCAAGGGAAGTGAAGAGCTGGCAGCTTTTAGTAATGTCGTCAACTCAGTAAAATCATTAATGGACAATGAGTTCACTAGAGCGATCAAGTCAGCGGGCTCAGCCCTCTTAGGTCTGGTTGGACAGGGTGGAGGAGGAGGGGCTGGAATCCTATCTGGTATCTTAGGAGGACTTTTAGGTGGAGGCATTGCTCGAGGTGGTATTGGTGGCGCAGCTGGTGGTATTTTTTCAACCATCACCGGATTATTGGGAAGAGCAGGACCACTAATAAGTGGTATGGTGACTGGAATCCCCAGTCTCCTAGCAAGAGGCACTACTCTCATAGGAAGTCTAGTAACCGGAATTCCTGGTCTGCTAGCCAGTGGAACAGGTCTTATAGGAGGGCTGGTTAGTTCAGTGGGATCTGTTATGGCTGGTGCTGGTGCGATGATAACCAGACTAGTTGGTATGGCGGGACCACTGTTAACTGGGCTTTCTTCATTACTACCAATGTTAGGACAACTTGCTGCAGTTGCTGGAGCTGCATACGGTGGGTGGAAAGTTGGCGAGGCACTTAATGAATATGTTCTTAATCCGCTAGCAGAAAAAATAACTGGAACACAGGGGGAGACTGTAGGGACTGCACTCTATGGTGCGGTAGACACAGCTATGGGATGGTTTGGGGCAAGTGATGCTGATAAGATGAGAGAGGCTGAGGAAAAAGCAAAATTGGAATTTCAGGCTAGAAAGGCAACCCAGCCTCCAGCCCAACCAGCTCCATCAGGTACAACAACCGGTGTAAATACTGCAACAACTCCTGTAGCTGGAATGCTGGCACCTGCTGATGTTGCGGCTAAAGTAACTGCGGCAGATCTAACTGCTACAAGTATCTCCGATTCAGCTAGATCCCTAGTAAGTTCTTCAGATTCAGTAACACATGAAAGATTATCTGAAATTGCGCAAACCCTCTCTAGCTCTCTAGAAGCACTACGTCTCCTCGTAGAATTAGGAACCAAACCTACTGAGCTTAGAAAGGATGTGGCGGGTAGATCAATTCCCACTTCATATACTGCAATGACAGGCAAGCTACCGGTTGCATATTAATCTTAATATTAAGGAAAATTATCTATGGCAGTGTGGCAAAATTATTGGAGAATAGTTTCTCCACCATCAAGAAAGGCTTCCTACCAGCAACCCACTATCAATCTAGACGATGGGATGAATTTGAATACTGCTGGGTATGCGGCCTTTTCTACTGTCACCTGGTTCTCGAACCTGTTAAAAGGTGCAACTGCGAGGCTGCAGCGCTACAAGCAGTATGATGCCATGGACATGGGAGATGTTTCACGCGCTCTAGATATTACAGCTGAAGAAATCTCTAATCCTGACAAAAGAACGGGCCTGCCATTTATCATTGACTACCAGACAGAAGAAAATAAGGACATCCCAGATGCAACTGTTGTAACTCTTCGTGCTGCACTGCGCCACTGGGCAAAATTCCACGGCTTAAATAAGAAGGTATATAATATTGCTCGCTGCATGATCAAGTATGGAGACTGTTTCTTCATGAAGAGCAGTGACACCAAGCAATGGGAATACGTAGATCCAACGCGTATCATTGGTATTGAGATAAATGAAGATCGCGAAAAGGTAGCATACCATGTACGCCCTTCATCATTTGCAAATTCAGTAGCAGACCAGCGTGGTAGAGATGAATCACATCAAATAGTACCTGTAGCCGCCATGATTCATTTCACTCTCTCAGATGAGATGGGCGATACTGCTCCATTTGGACTCTCCGTGCTGCAGAATGCATTCAAAGACTGGCAGAAGCTGACCATGTTAGAGGACGCCAGTATTATCTACCGCATAGTGCGGGCTCCAGAACGCCGCGTATTCTACATTGATGTGGGCAACATGCCGCCACAGCGAGTGCGCCAGTATCTTGAGAGCGTCAAGAATGACATCCGTCAGAAACGCATGCCCAACACAGCAAATGCTAATCAGACAGATACTCAGTACAATCCTGAGAGTATGGCCGAGGACTTCTTCTTTGCAACAACTGCCGGTGGACGAGGAAGCCGAGTAGAAACAATAACTGGTAGTACAACGTGGGAAATCCCTGAACTAGATTACTTCTTAAACAAGGTATTCAGAGCACTTCGCGTACCAGCTTCGTACATGCGGGGAGCTGAGGCAAGTGGAGCTGTCTATGGTGATGGCAAGGTTGGTGTAGCCTACATTGAAGAGCTGCGATTTGCAAACTATATCCAGCGCCTGCAGAAGAGTATAGAATCGGTTTTTGATGAACAGTTCAAGATCTACCTGCATGTCACAGGAATTAACATTGATCCAGAGCTGTTCAGTCTGGTTCTTCCAGAGCCTCAGAACTTTGCGCTCTACAGACAGGCTGCTCTTGATGCAGATCTAATTACCTCCTTTAATGCAATCCAGGACGTCAAGTATCTAAGTAAGAGATTTGTTCTAAGGAGATATCTGGGTCTCACTGAAGATGACATTCAAATGAATGAAGTCATGCTCAAACAGGAAAGAAATATAGCGCATGCCGCCGGTGTAGATGAACTGCAGCAGATGTATGATCCTGCCGTTTATGAAGGCCGTGAAAATATTACTGTTCCATCAGCAGAACCCGAGAGCGAACCGCCAGCAGAAAAACCATGATGTAGTGCAAAAAAAAATCGATTTTAGTGCGCGCTGTATAAATACAAAAATAGCGCACTATAAAGATCGTGCTGCATCTTGAGGAGATTATCTATGAAACAAATTTTAATCGAGCACTTCATGCCAGCAGAAGCAGGACTCGTAGAGTCACGTGACTCTGACAAGACCATGTATCTGGCAGGGCGCATGATGGCAGCCGAACAGATGAATTTGAACAAAAGAATTTATAAAAAGGATGAGATTAAGGCAGCCGTTGCGCAGATAAATGAAAAAATTAAAGACGGCAACTACATCATGGGTGAGCTCAATCACCCTGAGAATCTTTCAATTGATCTAAAGAATGTCAGTCACATTATCACAGAAGCCTGGATGGAAGGCAATAATGCGGTTGGTAAGTGCAAGATTTTGAATACCCCATCTGGTCAAATTGTCAAGCAGTTAATCGAAGGTGGAGTACGTCTAGGAGTTTCTAGTAGAGGAACGGGTAATGTTACCAATGAAGGAATAGTTGAAGATTTTTCCTTTGTGACTCTGGATATAGTCGCTCAGCCCAGTGGGCCAGGCTGCTATCCTGATGTTGTCCGAGAGTCAATTGAAAATCCAAAAATACTTAGCTTAGCTGAAGCAGTTAGGGATGATCCTAAAGCTCAAAAGTATTTCAAAGAAGAAATAATGAAATTTGTTCAGTCAATTATTAAAAATGGAGCATGAAGTTCATGCTAATAAAAGAATTTCATCATATACGTGCTGAACGTAAGCAAGTACAACATCTTGATGAGACTATGCCAATTTAAGAAGCATCTATAGCTAAACCAGAATCTTTGATAGATAAGGAATTAGAATGAAAGAATCACTAAAATCAATGTTGAATAATTTAATCAACGATAAATCTGAAGAGGCTTCTGTTGATTTTCACAACTACATCACTGCAAAGATGAAAGAAGTTGCTGGCTTCTCATCTGAACCAATCAATCAAATTGATGAAGGAACGCGTTTAAGCAAGTTGCCTTCACATGGTAACCTGCTCATTTCGTATTTTCACAAATACATGAATACAAAGATGAAAGAAGGTGCTGGCTTCTCATCTGAACCAATCAATCAAATTGATGAAGGAACGCGTTTAAGCAAGTTGCCTTCACATGGTAACC